ACAGTATAAGAAAAAATCTCTATTAAAAATACTAAAAAAAATATACACAATACCAAATAAAATAACATATCAACATAATGATATGATATATATTTACAGTGATAAATTTATATTCGGTGTTGATTTAAAACTTATTAAGTATATTGGATTAGATATATCAAAAATAAAACGAAAAATTATTAATATAAGCTCAGTGTTTTTGGAGGGTGCTGACATATTTATTGAATATAAATATATAATCGATGACATGGAAAACCAAGTCAGATTTTTACCTTATTTATATTCAATAAAAAATGAATAAAACAATATTATTAGCCTCGTTTATTTTTCCAGAAAGAGTTGATTGGTTTTTAAATTATTTAAAAACAACATTTAACGTAGAGTCTGTTTTTTGCTATAAAAACCTTGATGATGAATCAAAGGTTATACTTACTTTTAGATTAACAATAAACACAGAACAACCACTTAACTTAAAAAATTTATTCCCAAACGCTGTTATTATACATAAAAACGGTAATGCCTTATATACGATAAACGCATTAAATTTATTGATACAAGAAAAATATCCAGAATCCGTAGGTAATATAGATAATAAACAAATAAAAATAGATTGGTCAGAATATCAAAACAAATTTATATTAATTAATAACAAACAACTTTGTATTTTTAATATAAAACGAGTTTTTTAATTAGTTTATGATATTTATAAGTAAACATAAGACATTATAAACTAAATTATTATGGAAACTAACAAAGAACAAAACAAAAAAGCTGAAGAATTAAACAAAGCTTTGGAGGGATATTTAAACACAGAGAACCAAGACATGGACTGTAGTTCAGGTGTTTGTGTGATTAAAGGCGATAAAAGTCTTGTAGAAAGAATCAATAAAAAAATAATAACAGAAGACGGTAGACAATTATTATTCTAATGAGAAAGAAAGTTACTTTTAACCCAGAATTATTAAAAGAGGAAGCTAAACGCTTTAAACTCTTAACTGAATATACATTTTATCAAGAAGAAAATGTAATGGCACCATCAGGTATGCCAGAAAAACCAATTATATTAGGTAATACATTAGAAGAGGTTGAAGGAGAGGAAGAAGAAACAGTAGACCAAGCAGCTGGGTTAGAAGATGAAACACCAGCTCCAGAAGGTGAAGAAATACCTGCTGAGGAAGAAATGCCAGCACCAGATGAAGAAATGCCAGCTGAAGAACCAGCTACCGATGAAGAATTACCAACACCACCTCCACCAGGTATTGAACCAGAAGAAACTGATACTGAAGAAATAGATGTTACTTCTTTGGTTAAAGGAGCTGATGATGCAAAAAACGCTGCAATTAAAGCTATGAAAGTTTCTAAAGAAACTGGTGATGATTTAATGGGTAAATTATCTGATTTAGAAGCTAAATTAGCTAGAATGGATTCTGTTGCTAATAAAATTGAAAACTTAGAAAAAGAATTAGTTAAAAGAAACCCAACACCAGTTGAAAAACTTGAAATGCGTTCTTTAAGTTCATACCCTTATAATATTAAACTTAGTGATTATTGGTCTGACAAAGAAGGTCAATATGATGTTATGGATAAAGAACCTAAAGAATATGTTTTAACTAAGGATGATGTTGATAACGAATTCAGTTATTCACAAATAAAAGATACATTTGATGAACCTTCCGAAGAACAAGGATACGAAGAAGAAGATATTTAATATATTATGAATAAATTAAGCCCCTAATATAGGGGCTTTTTTATTTTTAAAAAAAAAAGTAGTTTAAAATTTGTTTTGTTTTATTATTGTCAGTATATTTGCAAAAATAACTTTAAAAGATATCCTTAAAATATACAAAAACGTAAAAAATAATCATAATTTTTTTAATAGTAAAGACTTGACTTTTTTTATTTTTGTTAGTATATTTGCATAACTTTGAATTAGTAAATAACGTAATTATATATATTTTAAAAATGAGTGAACAATTGAATGCTTTAGAGGCTATGTTAGCGCAGTACGAGAAGAATAATGCTCCGAAGTACGAAAAACAAGAAGCCAAAACTTACGATTTGAAGAATTACTTCAATACGTACATCCCTGATACTGTTAAGTCTGGGACTAAGATTATCAGAATTTTACCATCACAAAATGGTAGCCCATTTGTAGAAATGCATGGTCACAAAGTAATGGTTGATGGAGAATGGAAAACATTCCCATGTCTTAAACATGAAAAAGGTGAAGCGTGTCCTTTCTGCGAAGCCAGAGAAGAATTGTTATCAACTGGAAAAGAGTCTGACAAAGAATTGGCTAAAAAATACAATGCACGTTTAATGTACGTTGTAAAAGTAATCGACAGAGACCGCGAAGATGAAGGTGTTAAATTCTGGAGATTTAATCATGATTACAGAAAAGAAGGTGTGTACGATAAATTGTACGCTATGATTACAGCTTTGAAAAAAGACGTAACAAACCCTGAAACTGGTCGTGATATTGCAATCACAATTAACAGAAATCAAAATGGTGTTCCAGTTGTATCTGGTATTCAAGCCTTAGACCCATCACCATTATCTGATGATTCTACAAAAGTTAATGAGTGGATGTCTGACAGTAGAACATGGGAAGATGTTTATTCTGTAAGAACTTACGATTATTTAGAATTAATCGTTAAGGGTTACACACCAGTTTGGGATAAAGAAGAAAAACGTTTTGTTGCCAAAGAATTGTTGAAAGAAGAAGAAACTAAAAACACTTTAGAATCTGAATTAACAATGGGTCTTGAAAATGTTAAATCAAATATTCAAGCTCAAACCGTTACATCAACAACAACTTCAGTTATTGAAGATGAGGATGAGGATGATTTACCATTTTAATTAAAATGGTTTTAACAATAGGGAGTGAGAAATTACTCCCTTTTTTTTCTAAAATAACAAGTAATAAATAATTTAAATAAAAATGGCTAACAAACCAACAAAAAAAACAAGTATTCCAAAGAAAGAATTTAATTTAGATGATTTTAAAGAAAATGAAGGATTAGATAACATTGTAAAAGATAAAGAATTATCATGGATTCCATTGTCTGAAGCTTTTCATGATGCTCTAAAAATCCCAGGAATTCCAATCGGATTCTTCACAAGTTTCAGAGGTTATTCTAACACTGGTAAATCAACTGCGATGTATGAAGGTGTTGCTGGTTGTCAAAAATTAGGTATCTTACCTATCATTTATGAAACTGAAGGTAACTGGAATTGGGAACACGCTAGAAATATTGGTGTGGAATTTGAAGAAGTTGTTGATGAATCAACAGGTGAAATTCTAAACTACAAAGGTGATTTCATTTTCATGCAAGGTCCAGATTTGGTAAAGCGTTATCAGAACTTTGACCACCAACATAGTAAAATGGGTACTAAACCTATGCGTTATGAACCAGTTGTTGAAGATATATCAGCACACATGCACCATATCTTAGATAAACAACAAGAAGGTATATTACCAAGAGATGTTGCTTTCTTTTGGGATTCAGTTGGTTCAATCAATTGTTTCAAAGGTGCAACTTCAAAAACAACAAACAATCAATGGACTGCTGGAGCCTTGGCAAACTGTTTCAAATCACTTATCAACTACAGAATTCCAGCATCTAGAAGAGAAGATTGTCCTTATACCGCTACATTTGCTGTTGTACAACAAATATGGCTTGATAACGAAAATAAAGTTATTAAACACAAGGGTGGCGAAGCATTCTTTTATTCGCCAAGACTTATTGTTCACTTTGGTGGTATATTAACACATAGTACTGAAAAACTTAAAGCTACATTAGGTGGTGAAGAATATGAATTTGGTGTTGAAACAAGAGTTAGATGTGAGAAAAACCAAGTTAATGGTGTTGTACAAAAGGGTAAAATAGCTTCCACACCACATGGATATTGGACTCCAGATAAAATCAATGATTATAAAGATGCGCACAAAGAGTTTATTAAAGCTCATTTAAACACTGAATATGATGATTTTATCATTGAAAAAGAAGAAATTGGATTAAGCGGTAAAGATATGACAGCTTAATAGTAGTAACACTTAAATTAAAAATTTTGAATAAAAGACCACCTAAAAATGGTGAAATAAGACAAAAAATACAAAACACTTTATTGGTAGACGGAAATGCCTTGTTTAAAACAGGGTATTTCGGTGCCAAGGGTGAGTATAATTATAAAGGCCAACACATCGGTGGTATATATCAATTTATTACAGTATTAAGAAAATTACTATCTGAGAACATGTATCACAGAGTATATGTTTTTTGGGATGGTAATTTTAGTGGTAAATTAAGATATGAAATATATAATCCATACAAAAGCGGTAGGGGTAAAGACTACATAAATGGCACACAACCTATAGACGAAGAAGAAGTTCGTGAAAGAAGGGTTGTTATGCAATACCTAGAAGATTTATTTATTAGACAATTAAGACACGAAGTTGTTGAAAGTGATGACTTCATAGC